TTTGACACCGTTCCTTCAGGTTCTGTTGGTGCTTTCGTTGACGTTAACGCCGCTGGTGCTTTCGGTTCTGCTGCTACTGGTTCAGGCAACGCTCGTAAGCTAGTTGACGCTTCACAAGCTGGTGCTGCTCGTGGTGAGCGTCTCTTCCGCGCAATGGGTATGTTCTTCAAGGACTATGAACCCGATTACGTCTACATGGTTACTTCTCCTGAAGTTCTTGCTGACCTCCGTGCAGCTAACCTCATCGACCAAGATCGTGTACGTGACGGTAACCTAGACTTCCAAACCATCTTCGGTGGTAAGTTCCGTCTAGTTCTAACCCGCGCTGCTCAGGGTAACCTAGCTGCTGGTGCTAACGTAAACGACTATTCAACCAAGACCACCTTCCTAGTGAAGCCCGGTTCAGTTGCTTTCCGTGAAATCCCAATGCCTGTCGCTACTGAAATCGACCGTAACCCCGCCGCTTACGCTGGTGGTGGTTCCACCAACATTTGGTACCGCTATGGCTTCATTACTCATCCAATGGGTTATGACTGGGTTGGCGCAACCAACACCTTCGCTACTAACACAACTCTAGGTGCTGCTGCGTCTTGGACTCGTACCATGGATCCTCTAAATCTAGGTATTCTCCCAATTCTACACGCCTAATTTAGGAGACATCATCATGGCGCTAGTATATCTAACAAACTCTTATCTAGAATCTGCAGATGGCTATCTTGCTGACAACCCTGTATGGGAAGCTGCTAGTTCAGATGAGCAAGAACAAGCGCTAGTTGATGCTACTAGAGTTTTGGACCAAAATCAATGGCTTGGGGCGGCGGTTTCGCCGTCTCAGGCTCTCGCTTGGCCAAGAACTAAATTCTCTTTCTTCGATCCTGTGTTAGGTCTAGAAGTCCTTGTTAATGAGGGTACTATTCCTACTAGACTTGAAAAAGCTACAGCTTTTCTTGCATTGCACTTCCTAACTTACCCACAAGCAACTAAAGGGTATGAAGCTAGCTTTGATGAAATCTCTGTAGGACCAATTTCAATTAAGAATACAGATGCTTCGTCGTCTAGTTCAAAAGTTCCTACTGTTCCTACTTCTATTTCAAATCTCATTGCTCCTCTTCTTTACAATGCTTTTAGCTCAAGTCAAGGGGCTTGGTGGAGGGCTAACTAATGTCTCTGGTTAGTACTATTGAAGCTGCAGTAGAGAAAGCTTTTACTTCTCTAGGAGATCTTGTAAAGAAAGGCACATTAGAAAAAGAAGAATATAGCTCTTTTGATTTTTTAACTGGACAAACTACAGTCGATACTTCTACTAAAGTAGTAGATATTATTCTGACAGAAGTCACTTCTAAAGAGAAAGACGGTATGGATTCTTATTCCGCACCACAGTCTCAAGTTCTAGTTAAAACAAAAGACATCGGTTTTTCTCGTTATACTAGAATCACAATTCAAGGTATTGAATACCGAATTGAGGAAATTAAACAGTATGAAGGCATCACAGTGCTGCTTGTTAGAGGGTAAGAAATGTATTCAACAATAATTACCGAAATCTACAAGATTGTAGCTACTGGATTAACTTCAGTTTACCCAATTTATCCTTCTGATTTTAAAGGTGACCCTTCAAGTATCCCTTTTATCAAGTTTAATGTAGTATTATCTCGTTCTAACCGTTACTCTTACCAAAAGAAAGAAGTAACAGGATTGATTGTACTTCAGATCTACTATACTGCTGGCTATGGCCAAAAGTTACCTTCTGAAGTAGCAGATGTACTAAACACTTATTTCGAAGACAAGTTAGTTCTTCCTAATTTACAAACTAAGTTAGGATCTTTGCAATTTTTAGGTCCAGACACAGACGATAACACTCTTTCAAGGGCAGACTACTCTGTTCCTTTTACATATTACGGAGAATAACTAATGGCATTTCCTACTTCTATTTCCGCTGCGCAGTACTCTGCGATCAGCGTTTCTAGAGTTGCTGTACCTGCCAGCCTTACCGAAGCTAACCTAAAAGCTAACTTCTCAGGCTCAACAACTTCTGGCTCACGTGGTGACTATGTTGAAATTAAAAACATTCGCGACATGCCAGCTTTTGGTACACCAGCTAATATTATCAAAGTTCCAGTCTATGGCCAAGCTCAGACCCAATCTATTGGTGCTCAGTCAGACGCCCCTGACCTAGAACTTACTGTGAACTTCGTTCCTGCTGACTGGGCTAAACTAAGCTCAGCGTTTGGTAACCCCTCTACTTCAACTGCTGGTACAGGCTCACTAGGTGACGCTGTAGGAGACGGTGTAGCAAAGGTCTTCCAAGTAGCTCTGCTTACTTCTAAGCCCGCTTCACTTAACGCTCTAGCTGGTGGCATCGGTACTGTTCCAAACGCTCTCATCTACTTCGTAGGTAAGATTGAATCACTCCTAATCACCCCTTCGCGTGACGATTCAATGACTGCAACTGTTGCCCTCTCAATCCAATCAGACTTCTACGGTCCTTACACCGTCTAATTGAGGAGACAACATGACATTCCCTACTTCTATTTCTGCTGCTCAGTACTCAGCTATTGCGATTTCTCGTAGTGCTGTTCCAGCAACCCTAAACGAAACCAACCTCAAAGCAAACTTTGCCGCTGCTTCAAACTATCTCGAAATCAAGAACATTCGTGATATGCCAGCCTTCGGTACTCCTGCTAACATTGTTAAGGTTCCTGTTTACGGCCAAGCTCAAACTCAGTCAATCGGTGCTCAATCTGATGCTCCTGACCTTGAACTAACTGTTAACTTTGTTCCTAACGACTGGGCTAAAGCAGGTGCTGCCTTCACTTCAACAGGTACACTTGGTGATGCTGTTGGTGATGGGGTTGCTAAGGTATTCCAAGTAGCTCTACTTACTGCTAAGCCTGTTAGCCTCATGACTGGCGGTACTACCGCTAACGTTGCTGGTTCACTAGCTGCTCCTGTCCCCAACGCTCTGATTTATTTCGTTGGTAAAGTAGAATCACTACTTATCACTCCTGCTCGTGATGACTCAATGACCGCTACTGTCGCTCTGTCAATTCAGTCCGACTTCTATGGTCCTTACACTGTCACCGCGACAACCTAATATAGAGACGGCCCTGCTTCGGTGGGGCCACTCCACCTATAGGTATATATACATGAATAAACCATTTTCAAGCGACTATGTCGTCAGAGAAACTTTGAAGCACATGCAGTCTTCAATTGCAATCTCTACCCAAAAAACAATCGCACGACTACCTGAGTTTCAAGGTCAACCAGAAAAAGTTCAAGAAGTAATGACTACTCTTGCTAACCTTGGTAAACTTAACTCTATGATTGAGTCAATTCGCGAAAATAATAAAGATATTCTAGGAGATAAATAATATGCGTGCAATGCTTGGCTATGTAGCCCCCACTAAAAAACTAGCCTTTCTAGGTAAAAAAGATGCTGTTGAAGTTAAAAAGCTTTCAGGTCTTGAAGTAAAAGATTTCCAAGCCTATATCACTGTAGAAGCAAAAGCTCTTCCTGAATCAGAGCAAGGTCTCGCAATTCAACGTAAAATTGTACGTCTAGGCGTTGTTGGTGCTGCAGAACTTACTGACGAAGAAATTGATAGCTTTCCTCTCGATGAAGTGGCTAAACTAGCTAAAGAAGTACTTATCTATTCAGGTATCAATCCTGAAGATAAAGATACTCAGGGAAACGACTAAGCGACGAAGAACTCTCTACTTATGAGTTAGCCTTCTGTTTAGGTAAAACAGTAAGTGAGATTCAAGCATTACCCTATGAGGAAATTCTAGGTTGGTACGATTATTTCTCAAGAAGGCCACATGGTTGGAAAGAGGATAATCGTGCTGCTATCATCGCTCTCTCTATGGGTGGAGGTAAACTAAAACCAGAAGACCTATTTAATTCTCTTAAAGTTATTAAAGAACAAAGTACAAAAGAACCTAAGAGTGTTGCAGAAACATTCTTCGAAAGATTTAATAACAGAATGACTGAAAAAGCTTCGGTCTTACAACTAAGGGATGGTCAAATTGAAGTTGAAGGTTACTTATAATCCACAAAAGTTACTAGACGCAGTTAAAACTGAAGTCACAAAAGATCTAGTTATAACTTCAAAGATTATTCTTGAAGAGCTAAAAGATGCTACTCCTGTAGACACAGGAGAAGCCTCAAGAAGTTGGGAAGTTACAGAGTTAGATAAAGACTCTTTTAAGATTATAAATGACGAAGAATACATCAAGTATCTAAACGCAGGTTCTAGTAAACAAGCGCCCGCAAACTTCATTGAGAGAGTTGTACTTAAACATGGTACAGCTAAAGGAAATGTTGTAGATTACGACAATTGATGAAATCGCCCTATGAAGGTAACTCTTCGTGGGGCTTTTTTATTTAGAGGATAGGAAAAATGACAGTTCAATTACATTTCCAAGCAGATGATGTTCAAGTTTTAAAATCTATTGGAAAAATCAATACTGGCATCAGAGACATTAATACTGTTGCCAATTCAAC